ATAATGATTCTTGCCATTGCCCTTGCTTTTCATAATGCATTAAGCCGTGGCATTGTTCGGCTTTATTTGCTTATGGAAAATGGAGAATTTTTTGAATTAGAAAATGGCTTAATGATTGAAATTGAAGCATAAACCATTACGATGGTATAACGACAAGAGGAATCTATGGGGCAAGTTATTCGCGGTGGTGAGCAATTTGAAACTCACATTGAAGCTGACCATCGCGGACAATTAGTCCAGCAAGGGCCAGATAGTGGCGCCTTAGATGCATTTGGTAGGCAGCGCTTCAGCCAACCATTCACATTATTTGATTCTATGTTGCGTCATTCAAAACGCACGGATTTATGGGATGAAACAACAGTTGGCAGTGGTTCTACTAATTTTTTAACCAATGAAAGCTCTTTAGAACTTAAAACAACAACAGCGTCAGGCGACACGGTTGTGCGTCGTTCACGCAGATATTTTCCTTACCAGCCAGGGAAATCATTAATGGTGATGGCTAGTTTTGTTGGCAATCAACCATTGGCTGGTTTAGTGCAGGAAGTGGGATATTTTGATGATAATAATGGCATTATTCTTCGCGCAAGTGGCACTACTGTTCAATTTGTGATAAGAAGCAAGGCTTCTGGTTCTGTAGTAGAAAATGTTGTAAATCAATCTGCATGGAACATTGATACTTTTGCTGGTCTTGATTTTACAAAAGCTAATATATTTACTACTGATTTGGAATGGTTAGGAGTGGGACGAGTGCGTTGTGGCTTTGTAGTCGATGGTGAAATCCGTTATTGCCATGAATTTAACCATGCAAATGCTATTAATAGTGTTTACGTGACATCAGCAATTTTACCAGTTTCATATTGTATTTATAATTCTTCCACCATTGCTTCTGCCGCTACTTTAAAACAAGTTTGCACTAGCGTCATGAGCGAAGGAGGTTATCAACCGACAGGACCGATTTATGTTGCAGGAAGAGGTGTCACAGGATTCTCTGCTATTTCTTCTGAAACAATGGTGGCTGCTATTTGCATGGCAAGTGGTCGCACTGATAATGTGATCATCCCATCGCAAATTGATGTGAGCATTGGTGGTAATCCATCAGCTAATACTGTTGCTGAATGGCGCTTGCGCTTGAATCCGACTGTTAGCGGCACATGGTTAGCAGCAGACAATGGTAGGGGCAATGTGCAGGTGATGGCAAGCGGTACATTTTCTGGTGGTACTGTTGTAGGAGCTGGTCTTACTGCTGCTCGTACTGCCATTGAATTTAATCCTGAAAGTGGTTTGGCTTTATCTTTAGGGCAAACCGTTGACGGCACTAGCGATATATTGATTTTAACTTTGCAATGCAGTTCGTCAGAAAATGCTACTGGCCTGTTGGGG